CAAGGTGCTGCTGTACGCACGTCCAGATAACGTCTACGTCCTGCCCTTCTCACTGACTGTGCCTCAAGCCACGCTGTCGTCCGACAGCACGCTGGTCAAGGTGCCAGACGTGTTGGTCGTGCAAAACGCTTACTCTCGCGCCTTGGTTGAGCGCGGCGAGGACGGCGGTTTGAACTCGTCCGAGGCGTTCCAACTGTACCGTTCGATGCTGGCCGACTACATTGCGCTGGAGGGCACACGCTACCCAGAGGCGCAGGAGTTTGTAGCCATATGAGCCAAACCATCCAAACCGCCAGCATCTCAGCCCCAGGTTTCTTTGGGCTGAACACGCAAGACTCGCCTCTCGATCTTGCGTCTGGCTTTGCTTTGGTGGCGACTAATTGCGTGATCGACCAGTACGGTCGCATCGGCGCTCGTAAGGGCTGGACACGGGTCAACTCATCATCCGGCGATCTTGGCGCTAACGATGTGGGTGTGATCCATGAGCTGGTGCAGTCTAACGGCACGCTGACTGTGTTGTTTGCGGGCAACAACAAGTTGTTCAAACTGGGCACATCCAACGCCGTTGTAGAGCTGACCTACGGGGGTGGGGGTACTGCCCCGACCATCACCGCCAGCAACTGGTCGGTGGTATCTCTTAACGGCATCACTTACTTCTTCCAGACAGGCCACGACCCACTGATCTTCGACCCCGCCGTCAGCACGACGACCTATCGCCGCGTGAGCGAGAAGTCAGGCTACATCGGCACAGTGCCAAACGCCAACATCGCGCTGTCTGCTTACGGTCGCCTGTGGGTGGCCAGCTCCAGCACCGACAAGGTCACTGTGACCTTCTCTGACCTGATTGCAGGCCACGTTTGGTCGGGAGGCACCACAGGCACGCTGGACACTTCCAGAGTGTGGCCAAACGGCGCTGATGAGGTGCAGGGCTTGGCTGCGCACAACGGCTTTCTGTTCATCTTCGGCAAGCGCCAGATTTTGGTCTACCAAGGCGCGACGACGCCCTCCACGATGTCTCTGTCGGACACGGTGGGCGGTATCGGCTGCTTGGCCCGCGACAGCGTGCAGACGACCAGCTCGGACGTGATCTTCTTGTCCAACTCGGGCGTGCGCTCGTTGATGCGCACGATCCAAGAGAAGTCTGCCCCAGAGCGTGACTTGTCCAAGAACGTCCGTAACGACTTGATGACAGATGTTGGTTTGCAGACGCTGGCCAACATCAAGTCGGTGTATTCCGAGCGAGAGGGCTTCTACCTTCTGACCATGCCCGTCACCCAGTCGGTCTATTGCTTTGACACCAAGGTCATGCTGCAAGACGGCTCGTCCAGGGTAACGACTTGGGACTCAATTCAACCGACCGCGCTCTACGCACTGCGCAATGGCAGCGTCTACATCGGCAAGAACGGTTACATCGGGGATTACAACGGCTACGCCGACTACACGTCGAGCTACCGCTTCCAGTACTACACCAACCACGCCGACTTGGGTGAGGTGAACCGAACATCAATCTTGAAGAAGATTTCGGTGGTGGTGATTGGCGGGACAAACCAGCCTGTTATCTTCAAGTGGGGTTTTGACTTCAAGACCAACTACTTGAGCGCCACGGCCACCATCCCGGCGCAAGGCGTGTCCGAGTACGGCATCGCTGAATATGGAGCGAACGCGACGCCAGTTGCTCAGTATTCTGACGGCATCGCGCTCAACACGCTGACGGTATCTGCAAGCGGTGCGGGTAAAGTTGTTCAGACTGGGTATGAATCAGACATTAACGGCTCGCAACTGTCTATTCAAAAGATCGAAATTCTAGCCAAGAACGGGAAGCTATCATGAGAGCGCTTCGGTTAATTCCAACAGCAAAAACTTGCAATCGGTGCAACAAAGAAAAACTGTTGTCTGAATTTTCCGTAAACAACAAAGCCAAAGACCGTCTGCAATACAGATGCCGCGTTTGCGATGTCGAATACCAGGCGCAGCGCCGTGAGGCAAACAAAGATCAGTTTGCTGAGTATTCTAGGGAGTACCAGCGTAACCGCCGAAAAGATTTTGACTACCGTTTGCAAATGCTGATAAACGCGTCAAAGCAAAGAGCCAGGTTAAATGACCGCGAACACGACATCAATGTAGACGACATAAAAGCCATCTACCCTGCTGATAACTGCTGTCCAATTTTTGGGTTAAAACTTGAATTCAATGGCGCGGGCTTTAGAGATAGCAGCCCTAGTATTGACAGGGTAGACTCAACAAAAGGTTACACCCGCGACAACATTCAAATAATTTCTTGGAAAGCAAACCGCATAAAAGGCGCGGCGTCTTTGCAAGATTTGGAAATGCTAGTTGCGTATCTGAAACAAGGAGATTGATTTGTCAAATTATACAAAAAGCACCAACTTTGCGAGCAAGGACAATCTTTCATCGGGCAACCCCGCGAAGATTGTCAAAGGCACTGAGATTGACACCGAGTTCAACAACATTGCCACGGCCATCGCTACGAAGCAGGATACAGGTACAGGCGGCGATGTAACCTTGGCAGGCACGCAGACGCTCACAAACAAAACGATTGCCTACGCTGACAATACCCTGACAGGCGTGGTCGGTACGACTGCCACGCAGACCCTGACAAACAAGACGATTGAGGCGGGTGTGTTCACTAACGGTTACACCGAGGAGGTGGTCACCGCCAACACTGGAACGGCATACACGATTGACTTGGCTGGTGGGTCGTTGCAGATTCTGACGCTGACAGGCAATTGCACATTCACATTCCCCACGGCTACTGCTGGTCGCGGCTTGACGCTGCTGCTCAAACAAGACGGTACAGGCTCACGCACCGTGACTTGGCCTGCTGCTGTGAAGTGGCCTGCTGGCACTGCGCCAACAATCACGGCCACAGCATCGAGGCTGGACAAGTATGTGTTCACGGCTGACGGTACTAATTGGTACGGCTCAGACTCTGGCAAGAATTACACCGTTTAAGGAGCCTTGATGTTTTCCTCAAGTGCCTCTCAGGTTTCGTCTGACGCCAACTTTATTGAAGACGTTTTCCAAACGTGGCTGTACACAGGCAACGGTTCGACACAGACCATCACCAACGGAATTGATCTAGCGGGTAAGGGTGGGTTGGTTTGGATAAAAAGCCGATCTGGCTTTGATAATCACATATTTGTTGATTCTGCCAGAGGGGTAAATAGTGCATTGTCTTCAAACAGCACCTCCGCTGCCGACACCGGAACATCATATGTGTCTGCTCTCAACAGCACAGGGTTTGCTATAACTTCAGCGGCGTATGTAAACACTAACAACAGCACCTACGCCTCATGGACATTCCGTGAGCAGGCGAAATTTTTTGATGTGGTGACGTACACGGGTGATGGGACTGCTGGTCGAACTGTGGCGCACAACCTTGGTTCAGTTCCAGGTTGCATTTTAATCAAAGCAACAGATAGCGCACAAAATTGGTTTGTGTATCACAGAAGTCTCAACAATGATTACACACTTATATTAAACAGTACATCAGCAAAAATAAATTCAGCGGTATTTAACTTTACAGACCCAACTAGCACAAACTTTACGCTTGGAACTAGCAGTGGTGTTAATGGCTCTGGAATTTCATACGTTGCCTACCTATTTGCCCACAACGCTGGAGGCTTTGGCCTGACTGGCAACGACAATGTGATTTCGTGTGGGTCGTTTACGACTGATGGCAGTGGCAATGCCGCGGTTAACTTGGGGTATGAGCCACAATGGCTGATGGTTAAAACAACCGCTGTGACTGGTTCGTGGTTCATAGTAGACAATATGCGCGGAATGCCTGTTGGAGGCGCTGCCGCTTCACTTTACCCAAACTTATCCAATGCGGAAAGTTTGGGTAACACGTACTCCCCCTCTGCAACTGGTTTTAACTATGCTGGAACGGCTTCAGAACCCTTCATCTACATCGCCATCCGCCGTGGTCCGATGAAAGTGCCTACGACCGGGACGAGTGTGTTTACGCCAATCGCGCGTTCAGGGACTTCAGGTACTGCAACAATTACTGCGGGTTTTGCGCCTGATGTAATCTGGTCGCAGGTTAGAAATTATTCACAAGATGATGGCACGTTTGACAAATTACGAGGCGCGGTTAATTTGCGTAGAACCAGCACAGGAGCTGAATACGCTGCTGCAAATGCTGTTACGGCTTACACAAACACGGGCGTAACTGTGGGCGTTGACTCTGATACAGGTGCAATTAACAGTTCAGGCGGCAATTACGGCAACTGGATTTTTCAACGCGCCCCCGGCTTCTTTGATGAGGTTTGCTATACAGGAACGGGAAGTGCAACTACGTTTAGCCACAATTTGGGCGTAGTGCCTGAGATGATGATCGTAAAGAAACGCAGCGCGTCCGGAACGGACTGGAATGTGTATCACTCAGCACTCGGAAATACTCAGGTTGTGTTCCTTGATTTAACTAACGCCACAGCTACCGCCCCGCGATGGAACGACACCACACCAACAGCCTCTGTGTTTTCTATTGGTTCGCACACGCAAGTCAATGAATCGGGCGCTACTTTTGTTTGGTATGGTTTTGCCACCTGCCCCGGTGTGAGCAAAGTCGGCAGTTACACAGGCACTGGCACAACACAGACGATCAACTGCGGCTTCACAGGCGGCGCAAGGTTCGTGATGATCAAGCGCACTGACGACACTGGTGATTGGTACGTCTGGGACACAGCACGAGGTATCGTCAGCGGTAACGATCCGCACCTCAGCCTCAACACAACGGCAGCAGAAGTCACAACGGATGACACCATTGACACTGACAGCACAGGCTTTGTGGTCAACCAAGTCTCTGCAACGAACGTGAACGTGAGCAGCGCAACTTACATCTTCTTGGCAATCGCATAAGGAACAACTATGCAAATCAGAATCCGACAAACAGGCGCAGTGATGTACGAGGGTGAGTTCCGCGCAATGCACTCCAACACCTCAATGCCTGCGCAACTCACAGAGTCCATCATCAACGACTTGGGCGGCGATGTGGTCTTTGAAGGCCCACAGGCGCAGCCGACTCGCTACCAGGTCGGCTTTGCCGATGGCGTGGAGCAGATTGATGGCAAGTGGTACACCAAG